TGATGCGGGCGCTGGAACAATTAGTGGATCAAATAATTTGATATTCAACAATAATATTCTTCAAGTTTTTGGTGGTCTTAAATTAAACAGAAGAAATACAAATACTACAATAACAGCATCCACTACAGATTATTATATTGGCACCAACACAACTAACGGTGTACTATCAATTAGATTGCCTGATGCTGCTAATCTTTTAGATGGTCAAACCTATGTTGTGAAAGATGAGGCCGGCACAGCAGCATCGAATAATGTTACAATTTTAGCGTCTGGTTCACAAACGATCGACGGTCAAAATTCAGTAATTTTGGAGTCACCTTTTGCATCTATCCAGCTTTATTGTAACGGTACAAATAAATACTTCATTACATAATAAAATACCGTCTGGTACGTACTATTTAAGATTGAGCGGGTTGTCGTTTATTCATAGGAAATATGGATAGGTGTATCTCGTTCAGCTATAATAAAACTTATAAATGGAGGGTTTTTAAACATGGCTTACAAATTTCAATTCGGACAGGCAATCTTGTCCGGTGCTTTGGATCAAGAAGGTGATATTCAGGTCAAAGATCAAGCTGGTGCAACCAAGGTCTTGCTCGATGATGATGGTACTATTTCTGGTTCCAATTTTCAATTAAAAGGTGATCTCATTATGTCTGAAGTCACCCGTATTAATGCTGCTGGTGCAGCTTCTTTCGTCGGTGTTGCAGCCGGTGGTGCAATTACTACCGCTACCAGCATTGATGGTTCTGGTGATCTTACAATGGGCACCATTACTATGAGTGGTTTTAGTGTTGATGCCGATGGTGATACTGCACTTAAATCTTTGGCTGTTGATAACGATTCAACTATTGGTTGTGATGCTGATGTTGACATGATGACTTTTGCAGCCCAATCTTTGACTATTGCTAACGACGTTGACTTCAACGTTAATAAAGCAGGTGGTCTTCAGATTGCTGGTGCTGCAGTTACTTCAACTGCTGCAGAGCTTAACTTTAACGATGGTGCTACTGCTGGTACCGCTGTTGCTTCTAAGACTGTTGTTCTTGATGCAAGCAAAGACATTGCTGGCTTAAATCAGGTATCGGCTACTGGTCTTACTGGTTCGCTTAGATTCTCGCTTGATGTTGCTGCAAACAGTGGTCTTGGAATGACACCATTCCAGAACACTGCTAATGTTGCTGATCTCGGAATTAGCGGTTCGTTTATTCTTGAGACCGGTCCTGTGCTTGCAGACGAAAGTTTCGTTGCATTATCGCCATCTGGTTCTGTTAAGCAATTCTCAATTGCTGCGCTTGCTACTGCACAAGCTGGTGACGGTCTTTCTGCATCTTCTGGTGCTTTTGCGGTTAATGTCGACGATTCATCTCTCGAAACTAACTCCGATGCTCTCAGAGTTAAGGCTCTTGGTGTTACCAACGCTATGCTTGCTGGTTCAATCGCAGATAGTAAGCTTAACCAGATTACCACTGGTGATAAGGTTGCTGGTTCCGCTGTTCAGCTTGCTGGTACTACAGCACTAGAAGATAGTACTGGTTTAAGACTTAAGGCTGCTACCGCAGGTGTTGGTCTTGCTATATCTTCTCAGGTTCTAAGTGTTGACCTCAACGAATTATCTGCTGCTGATATTGACGTTGCTGCCGACAGCATTGCTATTATTGACGCTAATGATGGTAATGCAAGTAAGAAAGAAAGCATTGCTGACCTTGTTGCTGGTATCGCTGGTGCTGGTCTTTCGGCTGCATCTGGACAACTTTCGGTCCAAGGTAACTCGGTTGCTGTTGCAGTCGATGGTTCTGCGGTTTCTGAAGGTTATAACTTTGCTACTGGTTCTGCTGGTGGTACTGTTCTTCTTCCAGCTTCGCCATCCGTTGGTGATGTTGTCACACTCAAGAACTCCTCTTCAGGTATTTTGGTTCTCGCCCGAGGCGATGCCGGCCACGATATCGATGGACAGTCCGCTGTTGTTCTTGAATCGCCATTTGCTGCTGTTACCTGTGTATACATGGTTGCAAACAAGTGGAAGATTGTGTAATCAACCTTTTTCAACTTTGTTGAATACTTTGGATGTCTCCCTTGTGGGGGCATCCTTTTTTTTATACTACTTATTGTGTGAAGGTTTTAGATTTACACGGAAAAACATATATTGAAGCCCGTTATTTAGTTGAAGAGTTTATAATCTTAAATGAAACTCCAATAAAGATTGTAACTGGAAATTCTGATCAAATGAAAATTATTGTTAAAGAAATAGTTGAAAAGCATCAGATGTATTATTTTCCAGAGCATTTCAGTAACTTTGGAGCCTACATAATACAAGACAAAACGATTAGTTCATCTATTTATGGGTAAGAGGGTTTGAAATGGCATACAATGTTTTAAAAGGTAGTGTACAGGGTTCGGTTGATCAGCACGCAGATCAAGAGATTGGTGGTGTAAAAGTTTTTAAAAATACTGTCAGTGCAAGTGTATTCTGGGATACAGATGCACAAAGTCCCTGTGCAACGATGAAAGATGTTGCTATAAAAAGTATAAAAGGTAATGTAAACAATGGGTTAGTGATTTGTGATAAAGAACACGGCGCGCGCACTCACTATAACCTAACCTATAACCAAGATACCGAAACTTTAACTGCTAACACTATAGCGGCCAACACGTTTGTTGGTTCTGGTATTTATTTACAAGATATTCCCTCTGATGCATTTACAAGCCAAATAAATGCTAATTTTATAAATCACGGTTTAGGGTTGCAGAATATTAGAGGTGTACTGCAACTTAATACACACAATGGATTATTATTAAGTGACGAAGGTATAGGTGTTAATTTATCACCAAACTCTGGTATTTCTGTTAAGTCAAATAAATTATCTATTGATCCTACTAATTTAGAACCAATTAATTTACAAGGCCAAAATTTGAGTGATAATGACTTAGTGATTGTCGGTGACATATCTAGAGGATACTCTACTAGCACTACACTGTCTAATTTATATGATTCATATATTAGAACAAAAGTTCCTCATCCAAGTGGCCAGCAAGGTAATTTACAATTTAGGGGAAAAAGAAATTTTGAATCGACAGACTCGCTGTCATTTGACACAGAAAATGATGCATTAAACTTGAATGGCACACTTAATGCCACTACAATTATTAACAAAGCCAAAATGATTTGTCAAGGTGCTGTTCATCACAATATTACTAAAGTTAATTCTGAAAGATATAACGTCAACACTGCCGATTACACAATTATATGTGATGCACAAAAGAATCATGTTAATGTAAATTTACCCCCGGCACAAAATAATATTGGAAGAGTTATCATTATTAAAAAAGCAGATTCAGGCAAAATTAAATTAACAGCCAATAAAGTTAATGTTGTTTGCGAAGATAGTAAAATTGATTTGAATAACAGAACTGAAATTAAAATGAATTACTCTTCGAGAACTTTTCAATCCGATGGTGAAAACTGGCACATTATTGGCACCAAAGGAACTTGATTCCTATTTATAAGCGAAGGAACCACTTAACATGGCATATAATAACAACAAAGGACCACAACACTCCGGAGATATTCAGTTCGAGGGTGATCCCGACGAAACTAAAATTGATTTTGAAGATGATACTATTAAACTTTTGACTGGTGGCTCTCAACGTCTTGAGGTAATCAACACACATGTTTCAGCCTCAACCCCAATTTCTGCTTCTTCATTTCACGGTGACGGCTCACGATTACAAAATATCACTGGCTCTGGTGGAACCATGTCAGGGTGGACGCTTCAAGGAGATGCAGGTTCTAATCAGACAATCACCGATGGTAACACAGTCGATATTGCAGGCGGAACAGGAATTACGACGACAGCAGCCGCTACAGACACCGTAACTGTTGCTCTAGATGACACATCTGTCACTGCTGCTTCCTACACATATACTTCATTAACCGTTGATGCACAAGGTAGATTAACCGCTGCATCTAATGGCACCGCCCCGGCTCTTACCAGTGTTACCAATCAATCAGCTAACCGTGTAATAACCTCTGACGGCACCGGGCAAGCAAATGCAGAAGCAAATTTTACATTTAATGGTTCACTCTTGAATCTGGCCGGCGCCCTTGAGGCCACTCAAGCAATTACTAGTTCCTTGGGAATACATGTAACCGGCTCAAGTCCTAAATTATCTATCGGCACAAAGGGTGGTCATAGTAATCAAGACGGGATGCTTTTTGTTAGACCGGCAGATGAACTTGGTAGCAACCAAGTCTTGGCTTTATTTCAAGCTGCAGAAGCGGACGGCCAGCGAATTGCTTTTGCAGTTAGTGGTTCTGGCCAAGTTCTTGTAGGCGGTGGACATATCGCTGGGGGCATACTTAGTGTTAGCGGCTCGACAGCGGAAACATTAATTACAGCAAAGAGTGATTCACTTACCAATGCTTTTCAGGTTGCTGGAAATGGTAATACAACCATATCAGGCTCATTAAGGGCTAAATCTTTACATATGACAAGTCACAAATTTGCCCCCGGAGGATCGACTGCACACTTTGTAAGGTTCGATACAAATGGTTCTGATGCAGTTCAGAACGATAACAACAAGCTAGTAGCACCATTTTCTGGAAAACTTATTAAAGTTGTTGCTAGGGCCACATCAGCCGCCGGAAGCACAGTAATTGGCTTACATAGTAATGTGGACGGTGCACAAAATGTTAGTAGTACGTCTACCGAAGATATAACAGTCAATATGGCCAGTGCCAATACAACATATACTTTTAATTTTACAGATACTGCAAATTATGGCCCCGGTGATATCGTAGGTGTTAAAATGAATCCATCCAGTGACCCCGGAACAGTAACTCTTACCTCTGTCTGGGAATTTGATCAAAATTCATAACACCAAGTTAGTAAATAATGAATGATTAAAATGGCTTTCCGCCTATAATAATACTATTTATTTCTGAATTATTGTCAATTTAGGAGCAAATTCATGTCTAACCTTCTTAACGAATCCATTGTGGATGCAAAAGCACTTCGCGAATCAGCACTAAAAAATGCTGAATCTGTTGTTATTGAAAAGTATGCCGATGAGGTAAAGAAAACACTAGAGAGCTTATTAGAACAAGAAGAAGAGTTAGGTCTGGGTGCACCACCTGCTGAAGAAGCAACTCAAGCAAATGGTGAAGATGTAGTAGAGCAGCAGAGTGATGACGTGCCTCTCGCTGCTACAGATGGTTTGGCTGAAAACGATGGTGTCAATCTTGACTCTCTACAGTCTGAGGGTGAAGATGTGGAAGTAACTCTTGACTTGGGCGCTCTACAAGAAGCAATTGAAGCACTCTCGAACGAACTTGATGAAGAAATTGATTTAACAATTGAAGAAGATGAAAAACCAGACTTCCCAGATGTAGATGGCGATGGCAACAGAGATGAGCCGATTACACAAGCTCAAAAGGACAAAGAAGCTCAAGAAGGCGATGACAATGATGAGGATGACAAAGATTTAAGTAAAGTCCCACCGCAACTTCGCAAACACGTAGCCAAGAAGAAAACAAATGAAGAAGTTGAAGTAGGCGCATCTGCTGGAGAACAGTCCGCAGATGAAGCCGAAGCCGATGAAAAACAAATGGCTAGTTCTGGTTTAGAAGAAAGATTATTTGATGCAGTAATGGAAAAGCTCACTGCTGATATGGGTGCTGAGTTATCTGGCTGGGCCGGACGCCCTACTTCCCAATTAAAACACGAGCAAGAAAGGGAACTTGCCCACGAAGCCTCAACCGATAGCGAAGATGATGCTGCGCTTGAAGAAGAGCAAGAAGAACTTAATGAATCTAACGTACAACTTAAAGAAGTACTCAACAATAATGAGAACTTAAAAGAAGAGTTAGCAACCTATCAGTCTACCATTGAAGGATTAAAAGAAAGCTTATTTGATGTTAATCTTTCAAATGCAAGACTACTTTATACGAACCGTGTATTAAGAAATTCCTCCTTAAATGAGCGACAAAAAGATAAAATTGTCGAAGCAATTTCCGGTGCTGGTTCTGTCACAGAAGCAAAAACAATCTATGAAACGCTTCAAAGCACAGTGGAGGCTAAGCCTAAGCGAAGCCCACAATCACTTAGCGAAGCAATCAGTAGTAGAACTTCTGTATTAACCGCGTCTCGTAAAGAGGCCAAAGCAACTTCTCAGGATCCTTTTGCGGATCGTATGAGAAGATTAGCTGGAATAAAATAAATCATATATAAAAGGAGGTGATAAATTATGTCTAGCATTATCGAAAGATTGACCGAAGGTGTTGTCAATCGTGATATGCGTGCCGAAGGCCATGCTCTTCTTTCCAAGTGGGAGAAGACAGGGCTTCTTGAGGGACTTGAAACTGAGGTTTCTCGCAAGAACATGGCACGATTGCTTGAAAACCAAGCAAAGGAATTACTCCGCGAGAGTTCTTCTATGGCTGGTGGCGATGTTGAAGGTTTCGCTGCCGTAGCTTTCCCAATTGTTCGTCGCGTTTTCGCTGGCCTCATTGCCAACGATCTCGTTGCCGTTCAACCTATGAGTCTCCCATCGGGTCTCATTTTCTTCCTCGACTTTACTGTCGATAGCTTGCGCCCAACCCCTGCAAAGCCGGGTTACGCTGCTGATTCGTCGTTCTACGGCGGTGGCGTTGTCGGTTCGCAAATCACTGGTGGTATCAGCTTAACCGGTGACAATGCTGAAGCAGGTCCTTACGGACTTAACAATGGATACGCATCGCCAACCGGCTCTGCTGTTCGTTGTGCAACTGCGGATCTTGTTCTTATTGCTTCGGGTACCGCTGGTGCTGTCGCTGGAGAAGGTGCTAACCCACTCAGCGCTGCTGATCAGGCAACTCTTGACAGTCTTACCCAATACGATCCAGATCTTTCTGGTACTTTGGTTGCTGTTGTTGAGCAAACCGGTTCAACCCAATTTGAACAATTAGCAGTTGATAACTTAGTTACCATTCAACTTGGTGCTGGTACAGATGATGCGAACACGGCGACAGCTAAGATTGTTCGTCGTTTGACTTCGGTTTCTTCTGGTTCTACATCGCAAGATCCTGCTACTGCAAATTACAAGATTACTCTTGTTCTTGCTCAGAAGTCTGGTTCCGTTCCTCTTGAAAATGGTAAGACCACTTCGATTATGGGTGCACTTACTGGTACTGCAGCGTCTCACCTTGACTACGAGTTCCACATTAAGGATGACTTCCAAAATGGTGGTTCGCTTGGTTCGGTTATTGGTGATGCAACTTGGGGCTTGGAAGGAAATGAAGATATTCCCGAAATCAACATTAAGGTTGACTCGGTTGCTGTTACCGCAGCCACCAAGAAGCTCAAGGCTAAGTGGACACCGGAGTTAGGTCAAGACCTTAACGCCTACCACAACCTTGACGCAGAAGTTGAGTTGACTTCGATCCTCTCGGAGCAAATCGCTCTTGAGATTGATCGTGAGATTCTTGAAGATCTCGTTCGTGGCGCAACCGCCGGTACATTCTACTGGTCTCGTTCGCCCGGTATGTTCCTTAACCGTGAAACTGGTCAAGAAGTTGGTGCATCTTCGGCTGCTCCCGATTTCACCGGTACTGTTTCGGAATGGTATGAAACCCTCGTTGAAACCATTAACGATGTTTCTGCACAAATTCACCGCAAGACTCTTCGTGGTGGCGCTAACTTCATCGTCTGCGGACCTGAAGTTGCGAACATCCTTGAGTTCACCGCTGGTTTCCGTGCTTCCGTCACTGCTGACGATGAGCGTGGTTCCGTTGGTGCTGTCAGAATCGGAGCACTTACTAAGAAGTTCGATGTTTACGTCGATCCTTACTTCTTGCGTAATGTGATTCTTGTTGGTCGTCGCGGAACCTCTTTCCTTGAAAGTGGTTATGTGTACGCACCATATGTACCACTCCAAACTACTCCTACGATCTTCGGACCTGAAGACTTCGTGCCACGTAAGGGTGTCATGACCCGTTACGCGAAGAAGATGGTTCGTCCAGATCTTTACGGATTAGTCGTGTGTCGTGGTCTCTTAGGTGAATCTGGCGCATCTAGCTAATAGGTAGCCGATAACTACAATGTAAAGCCCCCGTTTTAACGGGGGCTTTCTTGTTTTTGCAGACTATATACAATGACCATATGTTTAATATACACATTTTTATAGGAGGGTTTTAAACATGGGAGGAAGAAGATTAGCAAAAGGAAGATTTGAAGCTATCCTTGAAAGTTTAAGCAGAAGTCTGGATTTTAATGGTTCCACATTGACTGATGTTATTATCAATACAGCACGTGCTGTCACACTCAGCGGAACCAATACACTGAGTGGGGCTACCACATATAGTGGTGCAGCTACTGTCACTGGAGTTGGCCTTGAATCAATCAAAATTAGCGATGCTGCTACTATTACAGTTGGAAATGGCACCAACACTGACACATCAGTTACAATTCCTGCGGGAGCAATGATTACCGATTATGGCGTTATTTTTCCAACAGCAACAGATTGTGGAGGATCATCAACATTAACTTTGAGTGTTGGTCTGTCCGCGGCCGGAACAGAACTTTTAGGAACTTATCAGTTAAATCAAGCAGGACAAAACCTTGGCGCTGCTGCCAATGGTGGAAATGTTTTCTCAGTTGCATTAGGTAACAAGATTGATGATGGTGCTGGATCAGCGCCGGGACCGTCAGATAACACCGATTTGTTTTTCACCGTTGAGGATGTTATTCACGCAAGAATAACCGTAGGTGGTGCAGACTTAACCTCTAATTCTGGCACATATAGATTTTATGTTAAGTATGTTGTTGTAGCATAATACTTAAGTCAACTTAATAAGCCCCCTAGTAATAGGGGGTTTTTGTTTTTGTAAACTATTTATTTGAAAGGAGAAATTGTTATGCATCCCCGTAAAAGATTAATGTTTAGAAGGAGAGACGCTGCTCGCCGCGCTGCTGCAGAAGCAGAAGCCCAACCAGAAGTTGTAGAGCTTGAGCCTGCTGTCGAAGAGGTTGTTGAGAAGAAAGCACCTACTGCTAAAACTAGAAAGGCACCCGTGAAAAAAGCACGCAAAAAGACTACTCAAAAGAAATAAAAGCCAAATAGCATAAAACTTACGTATTTTAAAGGTGGTCATTGATTACCTCTTTACTAATTAATTTGAGGAATCTAATCAATGCCAACAAACTTAAACCCAAAATCTCAACAAAGTGCCATTGTATTAACATCCACTGGTTCTACCGATGATGTTTCATCTGCAGTTCCATTTGGTATTTACACAGGCTCTGTTGAGTTTCTGAGCGGTGCCTCAGATCAAGTAGCTTATACATATAAAAAGCTTGGTGGTGACGTTGTTGATGTAGAATTAACAACCGATAATGTTTATGCGGCATATGAAGAAGCTGTATTAGAATACTCTTATATTGTAAACCTTCATCAAAGTAAAAACAGTATCTCAAATGCACTTGGGAATGTAACGGGTACATTTGATCACAATGGCAATAGAATGTCTGGTCCTGTTAGTGCAAGCATGAAGTATCCAAGATTTCAAGCACAACAGGAAAGAAGAATTGGCGACTCTATGGCTGCAATGGCTGGTTTCGGCGGAACTATTCAACAATACTCCGCATCGTTTAATTCAATCAGCGGTCAACAAGATTATGATTTACAACAAATTTTAGAGACACAATCAACGAATGGTGTTGATGATGATGGAAATGTAGTTCCATTCGCAGGCAAAGTAGAAAATAAAAGAATTATTGTTAACAAAGTCTTCTTCAAAACACCAAGAGCGATGTGGAGATTTTTTGGTTACTACGGTGGCATCAATGTTATTGGCAACTATTCAACATACGGACAGTTTGCAGATGATTCTACATTTGAAATTGTGCCTACGTGGCAAAACAAGATGCAAGCTATTATGTATGAGGACTCAATCTATACAAGAACATCTCATTTTTCTTACGAGATCATAGATAACAAGCTAAGATTATATCCAAGACCCGGTGATTATGGATTTGATTCTATTAAGACTATGTGGTTCAGGTTTTACATTGATGATCAGAATGTATTTGAATCTAACTCTGGTTATGATGATGGTGTCGATGGTGTAAATAATATCAACACTCTGCCATTTGGTAACATACCATTTGAGAATATTAATTCAATAGGTAAACAATGGATTAGAAAATATGCGCTAGCATTGTGTAAAGAAATGCTTGGACAAATTAGAGGTAAATTTACTACCATTCCCATTCCGGGTGAAAGCGTAACGCTAAACCACAGTGAACTCTTAGCTCAAGCTAAAGATGAACAGCAACAACTTAAGGACAAATTGATGGAGATGCTTAAAGAGGTCGAATACAAAGAGCTTGTTAAATACGATGCCGAGTCTGCTGCAGCAACAGAGACAGTTTTCAAATCTTCTCCATTACCAATTTTTGTAGGGTAAATAGATGGCAGATGAATGGAACAGACCAGAGCAGCCGCCACCACCTCTCTTTCTGGGTAAGAAGGAGAGAGACCTTGTTAAGCAAGTCAATGATGAATTAATTGAAAAAGTCATTGGACAGCAGATTCTATACTATTCTATCGACATAGAAAGAACTGACTTTCATGATATGTACGGCGAAGCTGTGGAAAAGACATTCTTACCACCAATAAGAATATATGCTCTCGTTAATGTTGAAGAAGAGACAACATCATATCTTGAAGGTGTTGGTGTAGATGCAAACGCAATGATCAATGTATATTTTCACGAAAGGCGCTTAACCGATGATCAAGATATATTTGTTCGACAAGGTGACTTTGTTTTGTACGGAGATTTATATTACGAGATAGTTAAGTTAACGTCACCAAGAAAACTTTTTGGTCAAGTTGAACACACGTTTGAGACAATGGCAATCTGCAAGCGTGCTAGAAGAGGATTATTCGATGCTACCTGATAACTTTGATTTTGCACAATTACCACCAACAAAAGAGAAATTTACACTAAAAGAGATTGGAATGCTTGGTTCATCTATAGAAGATATAGATTACTCAATTGTTTCTTGGCTTAAGGAAGATCTAGAACTAATAGCTAAAACCAATGCTGGATACACAAAGGTACCAGTATTCTGGCAATCGCCAGAACGTTCGTTCCAAGTCAAAAATGATCGTTCATTAAGAGATGACGAAGGCTCTATTATCTTGCCCGTTGTCAGCATTGAAAGAACGGGAATTGTTAAGGATCCTGCTGCTAAAGGATCATTTCAGGCTCATCTTTTTTCTGATAAAGGTAATGGTCGAAGCGGAAGAATGGTAATAGCTAAGAAAGTCAAACAAGATAAGACTAGAAACTTTGCTGTCGCATCTGGAACACGTTCATACAACTCAGGCAAGATACAGCAAAACTTTCCTAGAGTAAATCATAAAGTTGTGATTCAAACTTTGTCTATCCCTATTCCCGTATATGTTAATTTAGAATACAAGATAACAATTCGATCTGAATATCAGCAACAGATGAATTCATTAATGCAACCTTTTATTGCGAGAACTGGACAAATTAATTCGTTTTTGTTAAGAAGAAATGGACATATATACGAGGCATTTATAGATCAGAGCTTTGCCCACAACAATAATGTTGCAACTTTAAATGAAGAAGTAAGAATGTTTCAAACAGATATAGTTATACGAGTTTTAGGTTACCTAATAGGCGAAGGACCCAATGATGATAGAGAATTAGTAAGGGTTGAAGAAAACTTTGTTGAGGTAACTTTTCCAAGAGAGTCTGAGCCATTTCCGGGAGAAGCCAGCTTTTTTGAAGATTAAATCAGGAACTGAACGTTATTTTGTCGTTTCTCTTCCTCCTTTTGAAGATAGAAATACTATTTAAGTTATGATATACACGTCATTATGACAAATTCATTCTAAAGAAGGAAAGCAACACTATGTCAGTAAAGAAATTTAAATTTGTATCCCCGGGAGTTTTTATTAATGAGATTGATAACTCGTTTATCCCCCGCTCTGCAGATACAATAGGCCCTGCAGTTATTGGCCGCGCAAAGAGAGGTATTTCTATGCAGCCAGTCAGAGTAGAGTCTTATTCTCAATTCGTTGAAAACTTTGGCGAAACAGTCGCCGGCCGCTCAGGTGGCGATGTCTACCGTGATGGAAATTATCTTTCGCCTATGTACGGAACATATGCTGCCAAAGCATTCTTACGACCCAACGTTGCACCTTTAACATACATGAGACTTTTAGGACATCAACATCCTGAAGCAGAAAGTGAAACAGATGCTTTGGCAGGTTGGCAAACTAAAGTTCGTGCCGGCACCGGTGAGGGCGGAGGAGCTTTTGGATTGTTCATTGCACCCTCTAGCTCTTTTGACGCCGCTATGGGCGGTGGTTTAGGAACTCAAGCAACCGCATCATTAGCTGCTGTTTGGTATCTTCAAGATAGTCGAATTGAATTATCTGGCACAGTTTACGGCACAGATAACCCGGCCGCGTCAGTCCGAGCGCCAGCAAACGGAACCACTTCATCTTTTGGTATGCCAATTGTATCTGATGGTAACGGATTGTTTACTGCTAGAATTATTACCGGCTCTACAACAGTAGTAGAAGAAATTCCATTCTCTCTCGATCCCAACAACAGAAACTATATTCGTAAGGTTTTCAACACCAACCCAACAATTATAAAAGATGGTAATTTCTATCCCTCTGGTGTTGAAAGAGATTACTGGCTTGGAGAAACATACGAGCAAGAAGCAAGAGATATCACTGCCGATCAATTAGGCAGCACAACACTTGTCGGATTTATTGGAGTGGTTGCTTTGAGTGGAACTAACCCTGCAACTAATACTCCTGCAAATATGAAGGATGTTGCAGCTAAGGGAGCCACAGAAGCTAAGGCTGGTTGGTTTATCAGCCAAGATTTACAAGTTCACGGTGGTAATCTTGCGCCTCAAAAGTTATTCCGACTTAAAGGTCGAGGACACGGAGAATATATCAATCGAAATCTGAAAGTTTCAATTGAGAATATCCTACAGTCTACCACATCAGTTACAGAATACGGTACTTTCTCAGTAGTATTGAGAATGATTAGTGATTCTGATGGTGCAGTTCAGGTTGTTGAAAGATTTGATAAGTGTACTTTAGACCCAGCGTCTCCAAACTTTGTTGCAAGAAAGATTGGTGATCAATTCTTTGAGTGGAATGATCATGATCGTAGACTTAGGTTATACGGCGAATATGCAAATCAATCTAAGTTTGTCTATGTTGAGATGAACGCTGATGTTGAAGCTGCGGCTACTGATCCACTTCTTCTTCCATTCGGATTCTATGGGCCACCTAGATACAGTGAAGGTAAGGTTACCATCTTTGGACACGCATCTGATGAAACACCGCCGAATGCAGATTCAACACCTAATCAATACTTCTTCTTAAACGACAACGGTATTGGCTCGCCTGCAAAGTATCACTTATCTGGTGGATTTGCACTTAAAGGCACTGATGAAGGGGCCTCTGCAATCACAGCTTCTTTAAGATACCCTGATCTTAGACTTAGAGTCTCGGCATCGGCTGGCGCATTGTCTTCGGAAAGCACCTACTTCGGTATCCAAACTACTCAAACCAGTGGTTCTGATAGATTCGATCCGAGCACGCGTATGGTCAACAGATTATTGAATAACTCTATTCCCGATGATCCTCTTGAGTCATCTACGGCAGGTATTAATCCTTATTCTTATGTCTTTACTTTGGATGATATTGTCTTGGGTTCAAACGGAGCTTATTACGATTCTGGTTCCAGAGGTTCTGACGGCCGCGGTGGTCGCTCAATTACATCTGCGTCGTATGTGGCAGCACTCGAAGCAGGTTACGATAAGTTCACAGCGCCATTCTGGGGTGGATTTGACGGACTTGATATTACCAAGCCTGACCCATTCTTCAACAATGGTAGAGGCGCTGCCGCAACTGAGCAGAACAGCTACACATACTACACGCTTCTTAGAGCAATTGATACATTAGCAGATCCCGAGTTCGTTGATATCAACTTATTAACCGCACCCGGTATTACTACTGATTCATTGACAAGAAGAATGATTAGTGTCTGTGAGGATAGAGGTGATGCGATGGCACTTATTGATCTTGACAACGCATACTTACCATTCGCAGAAGGTGAGTACTCCTCAAGAAAAACAAAGCCATCACGCATACCTAACACCCCAACACAATTGGCAACCAATTTGAAGAACAGAGCAATTGATTCTTCCTATGGTGCAACCTTCTACCCTTGGGTTCAAACACGCGAAGATGCAAATGGACAGTTACTCTGGATTCCACCCTCTGTGGCCATGATGGGCGTTCTCGCCTCGTCTGAGCGTAAGTCGCACCTCTGGTTCGCTCCAGCCGGCTTTAACCGCGGTGGGCTCACT